GCAATAATTAACAAAGAGTTAATTTATGAACAAGTGGAACGGTTCACAGGGGTACCTGCTGATAAACTTCAAGGTGATAACATGGATCGCATACAAACGCTTGAAGTTAACGTTAAAGGTAAACTTTATGGACAGGATGAAACTGTCGATAAAGTACTAGAACGTGTATATGTTAGTTTTGCGGGTATTGGTAATGAAACTAAACCCACAGCAAGTTTCTTGTTCTTGGGTCCAACAGGTACAGGTAAAACAGAATTGGCTAAGTTGTTGAGCAAGAACCTCGACATGCCATTACTCAAGTATGATATGTCAGAGTATAGCGAAAAGCACTCGGTTTCTAGCTTGATCGGTCCTCCACCTGGTTATGTTGGTTTCGGTGACAGTCAAGTTCAAGGTGGTCGATTAATTTCTGATTTGAGTAAGAACCCACATGCTATCATGTTGTTTGATGAAGTTGAAAAGGCTCACCCAGATATCTTTAACATCTTCTTGCAAATGCTCGACGAAGGTACTATTACTGGTAGTAACGGTAAAAAAGTTAGCTGCAAGAACACTATCATTATCATGACCAGTAACTTGGGCAGTAGTGATAGTGAACGTAATAACATTGGTTTCGGTACCCAGGAAAAGACTGGCGAAGATGACAAGGCACTAAAAGAATTCTTTAAACCTGAGTTCCGTAATCGTTTGGATCTTGTCTGTAAGTTCAATAAACTTGATATGCTTGCGATTAAGAAGATTGTTGTTAAGTTTGCAGAAGACCTAAAGAAATCAGTACTTGACAAGCACAATATCACATTGAATCTGTCCGAAGAGGCAATTGAGTATCTTGCTGATAAAGGTTACGACAAGAAGATGGGAGCTAGACCTCTTGCTCGTAAAATTGATGAATTGATCCGTGTCCCTCTTTCAAAGAAGATTTTATTTGAACGAATTAAAAATGCAAATGTTATGGTAAGACTAGAAAACAACGAAATTGTGTTTGATGTGCAACAAAAATTAACAGCTACGGTGAACCAAGATGGGATTATTGAAGTCAATTGATAATGTGCCCGGTGTTGATTATTACGAATACCGTGATAATCAATACTATAACAAATATGAATACCGCCTAAGGGCAACTATTCCTTGTATTAAATATACATGGGATTGTAAGAATCCTGAGGATCTGGATAAAAAACTTCAAGGTAAATTTAGTGGTTACGGAAATGTGCGTAAAGAAGATAAACAAGATGTTATCGATAACTTACCTGCATTAAAATATATCATCGGTTTACAAAAAGAGAAAAAGAAAAAAGAAATAGGAATCCGTATCGAAAGCAACACTATTGCGATTTTTTCGAATGATCTATCTACTCTCAAGGATATCGAAACACTACTAGGTAGTCAATATAAATTTAATTATACACAGGTGCAAACCAGTCAGTATGCAGGTGTAAAACATTTTGTAAATGACCCTCCGCACAAATACCGTGTTTATTTAAAATCAAAACGAGTAGATGACCAATTTCATGTCGAATTGCGTGAAATGTTCAAAAAACAACCTAATTTATACCCCAGTCCTTCACTAAAACGATGGATGTATAATGACGGTAAACGCTATGGAATTTGGTATTTCCGTTGGTCTAGTTCAGCACATTTCATTGATTACGATGATGAAAGTACACTAAGTTATCTAGCACTTATGCACGGTGAAATGTTGGGTAAAAAGTACAAACTAGAAAAGCGTCCCGATAATATCTAAAAGTGATAAATACTCTATTACTATAGGGTATTTACCATGGCACAGGTTTTAGAAGAAGCAATCGTAATTAAAGTTAGCAAGTTAGTAAAAAATGGTTCAGGAGAAACTCTTGTTCCGGAAGAAACTTTGCAAGCATTAGAACAAGTCACCCAAGAATTATTGGGTGATTCCGTTATTGTTGAAGTGGAAAAAGCATGAGCCAAACAACAACACTAATACTATTACCACAAACAACTTGGAATGGTAATGTTTCCAATGTACAGATTTATGATGTTGTGGGTGACAAAAAACAAGCAGCAAGTTATTATGTAGGAAGCAAAGACCTACAAACTGTTAATATCAATTTAGCAGGTGTAACAGGAAATATCCTTATACAAGCTACATTAGCTACAGAACCAGTTGAAGTAGATTGGTTTAACGTTTATAAAATAGAAGCTAATGCAGGAGCACCTGCAAATAGCGAGGGTAATTTAAACGCTTTCTTAAATGAAGCGATTAACGTTGAGGGTAACTTTGTTTGGATGAGGGCAAAGATACAAGATTTCAATGGTGGTATCGTTCAATATGTTAAACTGAGTTACTAATATGTCTATGATTGTTATTATGCCGGGCGGCTTTCATCCCTTTCACGCAGGTCATTATGCGTTGTACCAATCTGCATTAAAAGCCTTTCCTGGTGCAGAAGTTTATGTGGCCGCAACCAATGATATGAGCGAAAGACCTTTCCCCTTCGCACTAAAAGAGAAACTAGCAAAGCTAGCAGGTGTTAAGCCGGGACATTTTGTACAAGTTAAAAGTCCATTCAAAGCGGAAGAAATTACAAAGAACTACGATCCAGAAAAAGATATATTAATATTTGTTCGAAGTGAAAAAGACAAAGACGAGAGTCCCAAACCAGGCGGCATTAAGAAAGATGGCACTCCTGCTTATTTCCAACCATGGACAGGAAAAGATGCTCAGCCATTTGCTAAACATGCATATTTTGCATATCTACCAACTGTTGAGTTTGGTCCTGGAATCACAAGTGCTACACAGATTCGTAAAGCATGGCCTACACTAAATGACAGACGCAAGACCGCACTTGTTATGAGTTTGTATCCTGGAGCACAAAAGAATCCTAAACTAGCACAAAATGTGGTTGGTATGTTTGACCAAGTTATGGGTGGACAAGTAAGTGAAGGTGTAGCAGAGAATAAAGAAAATAAATGTCCACCTGCTACACAAGATATTACATTAAATCTTAAAAATCGTCAAAAAGCAATTGATGAATATGGTTATGGTCCATTAAATCCTGACTTACCTAACACTAAGTTTTGGATGAAAAAAGTAGACGAGTGGAATCTAGATTCTGTAGAAGAAGCCAAACAAAGTTTGTGTGGTAATTGTGCAGCGTTTGATATACGTCAAGATACATTAGATTGTATTGCTAAAGGTATAGATAGCGATAATCCCAGTGATGCTGAAGTTACAATTGATGCAGGTGAATTAGGTTATTGTAAGTTTTTAAAATTCAAATGTGCTAGTCGCAGAACGTGTGACGCATGGGTAACCGGTGGACCACTTATAGACAAGAAAGACGTAACAGAGAGTACAGATAAAAAAGAAGCAACTCGCAGAATACAAAAAATGTTAAATGATAAGTTTGGTGCTAATTTAGATATCGACGGTATCTTAGGACCACTTACATTACAATCAATAAACAAATTTATGCCAAATGCCAAAGTAGGGCCTGCTGATGAACCTAATAAAACTACTGCTGTGCAAGGTAAAAAATATAAAGATGTATCAGAAGATAAAAGTGACGCAATTGCTAGAACAGTAAAAGACTTAACCAACCCACCCAAAGTCATGCAACATCGCAGCAAGCGTGATATGGAACGAGAAAAAGAATTACAATACAGAAACATTTCTAAAAGAACCAATGAAGGATTTGGTCCTGGATATCCTGAGACATACGAACAAGAAAACAAACCCTTCAAACACAAAGGTGGTTACCGTATCACTGATATAACAAGTGAAGATGTTAACGAAGAACATGTTTATCGTGGTAATGCACCCGGTGAAGCAGTTAGAACTGCCAAACCCAAACGCATGCCTAGTCAAGTTGAATTAAATAGAAAAAAGGGTATATTGCCTGAAAGTATCGATTACATAGACGAGATATAAAATTTTTCGACACCCCTATTGCCATGTAAATAATCTTATCTTATTAAGAGGAATTTATGGCAACAAAGAAAAACGCATCAGAAACGGCAGCTAAGAAAACATCAAGTGCTGCTCCCAAAACTACAGCACCTAAGACTAAGAAGGCATCAAAAACTAAGGCGGCCGCCAAACAAGTAGCGGCTCAAGCTGTACCGGAAACTGCCAGCGTACAAACCAGTGAAAACAAAGAACAACTACAACAAGGTCAAGTTCAAGTCAATGTAGACTATCTACGTACTACCAGAGTACATATCGCAATGCCATGTTATGGTGGTATGCTAACCGAATCTACATTCATGTCTTTCATTAAGTGGGCAAATACAGCCCGTCAGCTTGGTATTGATTGGACACTAGAAACTATGGTCAACGAAAGTCTTATCAGTCGGGCCCGTAACACATTAACTGCTAAGTTCTTAGACATGCCCGAAGCAACACACTTATTCTTTGTTGATGCAGACATTGGTTGGGAACCATGGCATTTATTGGTTTTATTGAATCATGATGTTGATGTTATCGGTGGTTTATATCCAATGAAGACCATGCCCATTAAATGGGTTGTTAACGGATTTGAGGGAGCGGAAGAAGGGCCAGATGGTCTACAAGAAGTAAGTAAAGCAGGCACAGGTTTCTTGTTGATGAAGAAACATGTATTCGAAAAACTAAAATCGCACCCTGCAGTCAAGCAGTACAAGAACGATATCGGTCTAGATCCTAAGTACGACCAACATTTAAAGACTTACTTTGATACCGCGGTTCGTCAAAATCGTTATTACAGTGAAGACTGGACGTTCTGTGAAAACTGGCGTGATCTAGGTGGTAAGGTTTATGTTGACAAACGTGTCTTACTACGACACAGCGGTGCATATGTATTCTGTATGGAAAATCAACAACATTTGTTGAATACTATAGGACCAATGTATCTGGAAGAACAAAAGAAAAAAGCAATAGAGCAACAAAAAATAGCTACTGATAATAACGGGAACGTTACTTTACAGACTACTTAAAATAGCCCCGAAAGGGGCTTTTTTGTGGCTATACATTAGAGTAGTTCTCTTAATATTCGATAAATATATAAAGAGGATTCAGCATGGCAAACAATCAAATAGAATATCCAATATCTGGAGCATATGACGGGAACATAATAACTACACCAGCTTTTATACCAGAGCCGCCGCCTCCTATAGATACAACTCCTACTATAGTTAAACCATTGGGTGTTGGGTCAGAATCTGAAACAAATATTATTCCTAAAAATATTAATTCAATGAGAAATCCAACAGGATTTGGTATTGTTTCGGTTACTGGTCAGGATTCCTTAATTGCTAATTCTTATATGGATCAGTTAAATATTGTGTCCGGTAACAATATCAATATAACAACTGATGCAGCTACAACTTCCGTAACAATATCAGCAGAAACACTCAATGCAATTACTGATGTACTTCCCGGTACTGGAATCGGTGTAACTGGAAACAGCACTTCAGTTATAGTTACAAATACATTTACTGAAATAGTATATTCAGGAGGAAATGCAATTGGCACACTCACCCCTAATAGAAACAACGGTACCGTTCAAAAATTTACATTAACAGGAAATATCGTATTAGCTCCTCCTACCAATATGTTAGCCGGCCAAAGTTTGACATTAATACTTACTCAAGATTCTGTAGGAAACAGAATACTAGACGCAAATACTGCTTACTTGTTCGCTAGTGGATTTCAAACTTTGAGTACAGCATCAGGTGCAATTGATATGATAAACATTTTTACTGATGGCACAACATATTATGGTACGTTAACAGTGGGGTATTCATAATGCCTATAGGAGCCTCTCGATTAGGATTTTGGTTTGTACCTTCAAGTCCGCCGGATCCAGAAGATCCAGTAGAACAGTTCACAAATTTAGGTTTCGAAGAAGGAATATCTGGCTGGACGGTAGCTGCAACTAGGATTAGATTTAATGGTTTAAGCCTGTTAGCCGGGTTTCCTACTCCTACAGATCCAGATCCCCAAGGGGCCGGCGCCGGAGATGCTATCGTTGTAAACACAATGCCAACTTTTAGGTACCTTCTAAACACAGTTGACAAACCTCCATTAGGACAGGTGCAAAGTATGCATTTGATTATGGGTGATCCGCAAGAAGGTCAAGTAAATGCGTTCGGCGCCCTATACGGTCCAGCAATTTACAGTAATTTTTATGTCAATTTCAATGCCGGCGATCAAGTGGCGTTTGATTGGAGAGCAAGACCATTGAGTGATGCTTATACTGTTTTTGCTTATATGATCGAAAAAGATACGGGTAATGTTATCAATCTATTAAGATCATGGGGTCAAAGTTCTAGCTCAGGAACTTCGTGGACTACGACAACAGTAAATGTAACTACAACCGGAGCATACAAGTTTGTATTTGTAGCAGGTAGTTGGGACAGAACGGGCGGTACTATTATCGGCGGTGAAATGTTAATCGATAATATCAGAAGGATACAACCTTAATAAATATTTAAACTATGAATTTAAAAGAACTAGACTCCTTCAAAATTTCTGATGCTATTACTTTCCACGATAAGTTAAATCCTAAACTGTGGGCAGGTAATAAGTTGCGCCCTGAAGTTAAAAATCAACTAGAATCTATCGCAGAAGATTTTTTACAAGAAATGGGAATACATGATTTAGACGTTAGAGATATTACTATTTCTGGTTCTAATGCAGCATACAGTTATAATAAACACAGTGATATTGACTTACATATTTTAGTCAACATGAATGATTTACCAAACAGTGACATTTATAAAGAGTTGTTTAATGCCAAGAAAACAATATACAATGATTCACATGACATTACTATTCACGGTATTCCTGTAGAATTATATGTGGAAAATGCAGCAGAACCTGCAGTTACCTTAGGTGAGTACAGTATCAAAAATGACAAATGGTTACGAATTCCCACAAAACGCAGGGCAAATTTTGACCAAAAATCTACCAAGTTAAAATATGAGAAACTACTTGATATTGTTAAACGAGCATTAAAGTCTAAAGACTTAGATAAAATTCAAAAAGTTTTAAAGAAAATTAAACAATATAGACAAGCGGGATTAGATAAAGGCGGAGAGTTTGGTCCCGAAAATCTAGCATTCAAAGCATTGCGTAGTCAGGGCTGGATCACTAAATTATATGAATTACGTGATAAATTGCATAGCGAAAAGTTAAGCATTGAAAGCATGTATGCCAGCGAAGATTACAATCCAAATGGTCCACCACCTGGTCCTGAATTCAAACCAACTATGCCTAAGGGCACAGTCAAGGTAGACGTTAGTGACGTATATGATTGGTATAAACTAGGTCAACACATTAGCAATATGAAGGGCTTAGGGCAACATGACTTTGGTCAAGGACCACCTAGTACTATATTATCTTTTGGTGATGAAGATACTGAACATCAATACATACAAGATTTAGAAAAAACAGGATTGACAACTACTGATGTTGACCCGCCCGCACATGATAAAATAAAAGGTCAAAAAACTGATCCAAGATTTAATGTCGAAGAAGCTAAAGTTCCTAATATTCGCCAACAAATAATTGATACTGTCAAAAAGTATGGTGGCGATATAAATGACTATTTTGTGCGATTCACAGATACCGATAAATTAGGATTCAGCGCAAAACAAGGGTTTGGTAAAACTCCAGATGTTGACAATCCTAAATTTGATGTAGACTATATTGGTCAAGGTGAGGGTCGCAGAGCATTATGGTTTTATCCACTAAGTTATTATCTCAAGGACAAACGAGGTGTTTATGCCAGCGATAATCCATATATTTGGTTAGTAAAATTAAAACCCAATGCATGGATGCAAACCGTTAAGCGTGGCGATAATAAAGTACAGCAAGCCCCTAAAGGTAAAGAGCGTGTGGGCATGTTAAGAATGAGTGATCCTCCCGCAGCTATCTTTTTTACATATGGATTTGACGTAGTTGGCCGCTATTATGACTATGCAGGGCAACATAAAAGACACGGTGAAGTAAAAGGTCGTCCAGATCCTAGTTTCTTTGATAAAATCAGGGGTATTGACGAGGATTTTACAGGTCAGTACGCTAGTGAAAAAACACCAGTTATAAGTCCATATGCAGGTGTTAAAGATAATCAATATCGTGGTGCAATATCAGAAAACTCAACATCAACGTTTGTCTATCATGTCACTCCCACAAAGAATATAAAGTCAATAGCAAAGCAAGGTCTTACTCCGACAGTGGGTGATAGGGCAAGTCAAATTGCAGGTGAAAAATCTGGAATCTATGTATTCCCTGACAAAGTAAGCGCAGAAGATGCGGTTATGAATTGGTTAGGAGATGAATTCGATGACGAACCATTAACGATGCTAAAGATTGATATTTCTGGTTTAGAAAACAACATCACTAAAGGTGCTGACTATGAATTGATAGTTGGTACTACAATTGAACCTAAACGAATCAAAAAAGTCAATATTCAATTAGAAGAAGCATCAGGTTATATACCCTCAGAAAAAGAAAAAAACGATCCTCGTTTTAAGACAGCATTAACAGTAGATATTAAGCCCTACACTATGAAGAAGGACGCTAAAAAGTTCGGAAACACAATAAGTCGTGCAGGTATACCCCCAACTCTCAAACCCTCAGGCAAATTCTGATTAAACGGTATTTTGATAAATACTATATAAATTCGGAATTTAGCTATGAAAATCAATCAAATCATCAGTGAAACTACAACAGCGGGAGCAGTCGCACCCGTAAGTCAAAGTTTTGTTAAAATGTCAAGTCGCAATCCTGTCGTAAGCAGCAAAAAGGGTAATAATCTGTTGACTGGAAAAGTGACTAATAAAAAGTACGCAAACAGCGTTAACGAAAGCAAAATGAAAGACCTTGTAATGGATCTAAAGTCAGGTCCAGATGGTTTGACAGATGAAGAATTCAAAAAGAAATATAACAAGAGTAAAGCTGAAATGCGTAAAGCAATGCGTGATTCTGACAAAGAAATGAAGCAACAAAAGCCAGAACCAGTCAGTGAAGCAGATTTACACGAAGAAGATAAAATTATTGCTGTTGGTAAAGGTAACAAACTAAAGCCCGGGTTATTAGATAAGCCAATAAATTCAATGAACCCTACTGATACTGTCAAAGTTGATGTTCCATTTTTAATCAGACTATTAGAATTCGCAAGAGAAGATGCTAGTTCTGATATGGATCTACATGACCTAGCAGAAAAGTTAGTTGACAGAGGTCGTCGTGGTAAGACATTAACCATGAAAGACTATGAGTATGTTGTTGACAAACCCCAAGTTGACGAGAAAGCTGTCAGCAAAGCACAGCAAAGATTCATGGGCATGGTTCATGCTGTTCAAAAAGGCGAAATGAAGGCTCCTAGCAAAGAAGTAAGCAAAGTAGCTAAAGGCATGAGTAAGAAAGCAGGACATGACTATGCTGCAACTAAGCACAAGGGTCTACCAGAAAAGGTCAAAAAATGAGCAACATTTTCAAAGGACTAAACGAAGCTATTGATATCGGCAGTATGCAAGCCGAGTATAGAACTCGCAAGGCAGAGATTGAAAAGAATGCTGAACAATACTCTAAAAAGTATAGCATTCCTACTGACGACCAATATTTTGCTCAGAAAGTTATGCAAGCGCAGGATCGTGAAAAAGATCAAGCTAGATTAGCACAGCAAAAGCAACAATCGGCTGCTGCACAACAACAAAGTGTTGCTGGTGATAAACAAAATATTGAAGCACTAAAGCAACAATTGCAAAAGTTAAAGGGTCAACTTGATCCCAACTATCAACAAAGTGACGATTACACATTCGTTAGTCAACAACAAAGAATTGCAAATGCTATTCAAGGTTTAGAAAAGCGTATCAGTGCTGCCAATGTATCAGAAGAAACAATACATGTAGGTCACCGTAACTCAAAAGGTGACTGGGTAAAAACCAGCACACATAGTAACTATGCTGATGCAGAAGCTGCAATGAAAGAATTAGAGAAGGCTGGTAAGAAAGGTGTTCAACATCGTTATGACAACAAGGGCAATATTGATCCTGGTGCCATGATGACCGCAAGACCAGATTCTGGAATGTTAGAAGCAGAACAAGATTTAGGTCCTAAATATCAATCAGCAGTGGCAGCATTGAAACAAATGGCTAAACAAGGTCCGCGTAAAACTGTTTGGGATCCTGTCAAGCGTGTGTACAAGACTGTTCCAGTTAATCCACCTAAGAAAGAAGAAGGTGTGTCGGAAGGATCATCTACAGGCAATTTACTCTCAAGATCGGGATTCAAAGAAATTAGAAAAATAAAACACGGTGCTGAGTATAGCAATGGGCGTCAAGCAGTTAGTATTCAAATTGATCCATCGGATCCCGATTGGATTAATTGGGCGTTAGGTGAAATACGAGGAAAAAGAATAGATTGGATTGAAAGTGGTAATGATGATAAGCAAGAAGCATTGCACATCATAAAGACATTCACTAAGCAAGGTGTGGCAGAAGAGAAATGCCCAGAGTGCGGTGGACCAATGTTCAGCGATTTGATGTTAGCTGAAAAGAAAGATGCTTGCTACAACAAAGTTCGCAGTCGCTACAAAGTATGGCCGTCGGCTTATGCGTCGGGTGCTTTAGTTCAGTGCCGTAAAAAAGGTGCTAGTAACTGGGGCAACAAGTCAGAAAGCATGGCGAAAGGCTCGGAAAATATTCTTCCAAGAGGAACAGCCGTAACAGTCCTTCATAAAGGTAAACAAGTACCTGGTAAAATTGTTAGATATGATGCTGGTAAAGGTGGGTATTCAAACGCTTATGTAGTTGACATTGGTGAATATGAATCTATATTTGTGCCGACTAATAAAATTCAGCAAGGTGTGGCGGAAGAACAACTAGACGAAAAGTGCTGGGACACTCACAAGCAAGTTGGAATGAAAAAGAAGGGTGACAAAATGGTACCTAACTGTGTTCCAAAAGAGAGCGCAGTATTAGAAGGACTACTTGAGTCTAAAAATTTAGATGAAAATCTACGCAAGTGGTTCAAAGAGAAGTGGGTTCGTTTCGGTCCTGACGGTAAAATTCGTGGCGCTTGTGCTAGGGGTGATGACAGTGAGGGTAAACCAAAATGTTTGCCACAAGCTAAGGCACATAGTTTAGGTAAGAAGGGTCGTAAGTATGCGGCTAGTAAAAAGCGCAGAGAAGATCCTAATCCAGAACGCAAAGGCAAAGCAATTAATGTTGCTACTAAAAAGAAAACAGATGAAGCACAAAATCTTAAACAACAAGCTGCCATTGCTATTGCGAAGAAAAAGGTAGACAAAAAATGAAAGATTACACATTTACAGCACAGTGCAAAAGTGGTCAAGTAAAAACTTTTAATTTTAAAGCAGAAGGTTATCTCGCTGCAAGAAGAAAGTTGCAAGAGTTAATAGAGGCAAATTGAATGGATCAAGTTTGGGAATTCTATTGGCAATACAAAGGCTGCCCTCCTAACAGATGAAGCCAGTATTAGTCTTAGAACATCAATTGCCCGAACGTTTGGCATACTTAGGAACATGGTTAACTAATCATGGCATACCTTATGTAGTCTTTAACGCTGATATTGACAAATCGTTCCCAGATAGTATTGAACCCTATTCAGCACTAGCAGTAATGGGTGGTGGTATGAGTGCTAACGATCCTCTACACACTAACCGGCAAGCTGAAATACTTATACTACAAGCAATCCTTAATGACATCCCTGTTATAGGTCATTGCTTGGGCGGTCAACTAATGAGCAAAGCATTAGGTGGCAAAATATCGAGTTCTCCTAAGCCTGAAATAGGATGGCAACCAATCAAATATGTGAACGAAGCTGCAAAAGAATGGTTTGGTGACGATCCAACGGACACAGTGATACATTGGCATTATGAAAGTTTTAGTATTCCTAAAGGTGCTACATTACTAGCAAGTAGTGATGCATGTCCTAATCAAGCATTTAGTATAGGCAAACATCTAGCTATGCAATTTCACATAGAAATTGACGAAAACAAGACAAAATCTTGGGTAGAAGATGTTGATAGTAAATGGGATCAGGCTAAGCAGGACTATGATACAGTTCAAAATAAAGAAGAAATATTGAATGGAATAAACACGCACTTATCAAAGCATCAAGCTACCGCTAATTCTATCTATACCAAATGGCTTGAGACCACAGAATGGGCCGTCAAATAATTAATCTGATAATAGTTTCCAACCCATGTGCGTTTTTGTTCTACCATGAATCATATTACTTAAACCGGCCTCTAAAAGATTATATTTAATCAATAATTCTTGTCTTGTACAAACTTCTATTCTTCCATCATTGTGTTGAAAAGTATAAATGGTATGTTTATAGTTTGATGCTAGTTTTCCAACTTGGAGGGCCCGTTTTCTTTTTCTATCCTGGGTATTTTGTGCCCTAATACATGCATCACGATGTTTTTGTTTAAATTCAAGATCCAGAAATTTTCTTTTTACCCCATCACTATTTTTCTTTTTTATATCAGGACGATTTTGAATTTCAGATTGAACCTTTTTTGAAGCAGTACTTTTCTTTTGTTTTACTTCAGGGCGATTTTGAATTTCAATAGTTGAGCCGCCATCTCCTGATTCAGGTTTTAAATTAGCCCATATCTTCTTGCCATTTTCATCTCTAGCATTTACAATATCCCAAAGTTCACTATAATACAATCCCCAATATTTTAATTCTTCTTTAGTTTGACACTCTTTAAGAATTTCTGTGGTTACATCATAACCGTGTTTTTTGATATGAGGCATCCAATATTCTCCTGAACCTTTATATTTGTATGGATCTTTAGAAATAGTCTTACCTAAATATTTCAGTCCAGTAACATTGTGAATCTTTATGTATAGATAAATAGTCATGCTGGTGCTTCCTTTCATTGATTCAAGCATTAGAGTAGTCGGGGAGGTCAGAGTCTCGTGGACTACACTTTTATTTATCATATATTCAGATAAATACATGATTGAGGCATAAAATGTTAGCAGATAATTTAAAAATATTACTTGGTTCTACTTTTGTAGAGTATACAAAAATTCACGGATTTCATTTCAATATAGAAGGATCTAATTTCCCGCAATATCATGAATTTTTAAACACTTATTACAATGAAGTTTTTGAAACTATCGATACAATTGGTGAATATATTAGGATATTAGGATCGTATACTCCCGGTAATTTATCAAGAATGATGGAGTTGAGTGTAGTTCAAGATCAATTAAAAATACCAAGAGCAGAACTCATGTTTGTTGAATTATTGCAAGACACTGAGATTATGATAGAATTAGTTAAAACTATATTTAATGAAGCAACTCAGGTTGAAGAACAATCTATAGCCAATTTTATGGCAGAACTACAAGACTTGTACGGTAAGAAAGCATGGTTTATTCGCAGCATACTAAAAAAAGATCGTGAATAATGAAAGCTAAAGAAATCTACAAAGGATTTAAAACTTACACAGCTAAGATTTTAGTAAAGAATCCTAACTATTCTGTTCACATGGATGCGATTGTGTATGCCAAAGATGTTACACAGGCTCGCCAACTTATAAAGTTGCAGTACAATGTAGATGACGGAAGAATCGGTACAATAAAAGAAATAAAACAATGAGAGCCAGTGAGTTTATCACAGAAGAAGCCAAAGCAATCAAAACTAAAGGCTTAACTTTAAAGTACGCATTCAATGACAGTGCGTTGCTTATGAAAGCGTTTGAACCTGTCACCAAAAGTCCATTAGCGTTCGTTAAGTTTGTAAAAGAAAAGAAAGAATTATATCCAGAGAATCTTTGGGTGCATGATGATTATCGTAGCCGCGGCATCGCAAAGACTATGTACGATACATTAAAGTCTGAAGGATATGTAATTAATAGAAGTCATGACCAGACCAAAGCAGGTAGTGGATTTTGGGATAAACATCGTGGTGAAGATGTGTATGTTTGGGAAGAAATAAATCCTGACATAAAAAATTATGATTTTAAGCATAAGCAAGAAATAGGTGATTATGTTTATACCGCAGAAGGTAGTCCTGCTGGACTTACTATTCGCTGTCTTGATAAAAAAGGGAATACAATAGGACGTGCCTCTTTTATGATTTATAAAAATCATTTAGAAAGCATGGATACTAAAGTAGCTTCAGAGTATCAAGGAAAGGGAATAGCCAGTACAATGTATGCTTATGCAAAAATGTTAGGTAATGATGTAAAGCCTAGCCCATATTTATTACCACCTGGTAAAAAAATGTGGGATGCTTGGAAAAAGTCCGGCGAGGCTAAACATATTATGCAGGCTAATGAAGAAGTACTTGACGAAATGCCTCTACCGGCAGACTGGGATCCTGCTCAATATCAACAAGGTACTACCTTCAAACAAAGATTAGCATACGCATTGGAAAGAGCAAAGAAATTAGGCACAGGATCAAGTCGTGTTGCTACAACCATTGAATATCAAGGTCGTCCTACAGTATTAAAGATTGCTAAGAATCAAAAAGGTCTAGCACAGAACAGTGTTGAAGCAGACATATTAAGTGATGGATACGCAAGCCAATTAGGTATATTGATACCTATCATTGACTATGATGAACAGAATCGTGAACCTACTTGGGTTCATACTGAAATGGCTACAAAGGCATCTGAGAAACAGTTGTGTAATATCATGGGTTGCGATAATTTAGATCAATTAGTAAACATGGCTTGGGCTATTACTGGTAAGAAAACATATGTAGGTAACTATCAAAATTATGTAACCTTCTTACGCCAAAGAGGTAAGACGGACGAACAAATAGAAACAATGTCTGAATATGCTAACACATTAGCAGACTTAGCAACTTCATTTGATGTTGAACTGGGTGATTTTACTAGAGCAGCAAATTGGGGCATGTATAACGGTAAGCCAGTCATTATTGATGTTGGCTTCAATAGCAACGTTTTAAATCAGTATTACAAAAGATGAGAGCCACAGAATTTTTATCAGAACTATTTCAACCAGGAAAGAACACACTACCTTAGGACCTTTGCGTTATAAAGTGTGAGCCGGGAACCCGGGCTTGAACATCAAATTCGCTACTTGCTGTTCTTAACAGGGTTCATTTTACATTTATCACCGTGCCATTGTAATATATTTGCGATGCCACCTTCAACCTTACAATGGATACAACACATTCTCCTTTTTGGTACACCTACTTGCCATAAAGAGTGATTTTTCTTATCCTCTTCTGACCATACCCATCCGCCTGTTGACCTACCCTTTAATACTTTTGGTTTTCTCACCTTACCTAATTTTAAATTAGATTCTTGTACTCCTTCACTTATTTTCTTTTTGTGTTCTTCGGTATGCGGTGTTATTTTGATACCCTTAACTCCGCCTCCTCTTAACCCATCTTCGGGTTTTAAATTAGCCCATTCGTTAGATTCTACAATGTTATTTTCAATGGAAAAATTTAAAGCAAATTCTTGTAGTTCTTTTTTGTTCGTGAATAGTTTGTACCATATCGTGTCAACTAATTTTCCGTGTTTTTCCAAATGCCTAGTCCAATAGGTGCCTGACCCTAAATATTTTATTGGATTTTTACCGGTGGTTTTTCCAAAATATTTTAATCCAGTTATTTTATGTTGTTTTATGTATAAAAATGTTGGTTTGAAAACTCCATTCGGAGAATCGGAATAAATACTCATGCTGGTGCTCCTTTATAGCATTAGAGTAGTTGGGCCGGCCAGCCGCGAACTACACTTTTATTTAGTCCTAATAGGATATAATTTTGGAATAACAATGAAAAAAATAATAACAACAATTTTAATGCTAGTATCACTAACTGCTTTTGCACAAAAACAACCACAAGGTGTAACTTATGATGCACAAATCGTTCGAGTAAATGACGGGGACACTATAGTCATTTCAGCACCCTTTCTACCAGCACCATTAAAGCCAGAATTAGCTGTAAGGGTTTTTGGTGTTGATACTCCAGAAAAAGGATTCAGAGCTAAATGTCCTCAAGAAGATGCCAAAGGACAAGCAGCTACAAAATTCACTAAAGATGCAGTAGCAGCAGCACAAAAACGCCAAGTTGTATTATATGATTGGGATAAGTTCGGTGGTCGTGTGTTAGGAGATATTATTCTTAACGGACAAAGTTTACGTACCATGTTGATTCAAAACGGCTATGCCCGAGCATATTTCGGGGAAGCTAAACAGAGTTGGTGTAATTGATAAATATATATTATGCGTTATACAGAATTTGTTACCGAACGAAAAAAGTC